TTAACTTTAAAAGCTATGTACCCTAAAGCTATTATTTATTCACACAATGAGTTTGCTAATAAAGCATGCCCATCATTCGACGCAACTAATGAGTACAAAAATCTCTGAAAACACAAATATACAACTTGACTTAAAAACTGTAGTAGCAATAATAATGGTTACAGCCTCTTTTGTAGGTATGTATTATACATTACAAGCAGATATTGAAGAAGCTAAAAAATTACCACCTATAGAAGTTACTCGTTTAGAGTATGAGTTAAAAGAAGAGTGGAATGAAGATATGATTATGCAGTTAAAAGAAGCTGTAGAAGTACTTGAGGAAACTCAAGATATATTAAAAGAAGAAATTAAAATAACTTCTGCAATGTTGCAAGATGGTACTGAAGCTGATGGTAAATTTGAAGAACTTCAAAGACAATTAGAAGAATTAGAAAACAAAAAGCCTAGTACTAGAGTTATAGTAAAAGAAGTTAAAGTAGATAAAAAAGGTAGAAAATTGTAATATGGGTTTTAAAAGTGCAGCGCAAAGAAAAGCAGTGTGGGCTAGTAGAAATGAAAAAGGTGAAAAAGCACCAGCTATGTCAAGCAAGATTGATAAAAAAACTTTAGCATGCAACAAGCCGCGTAGAACACCTACCCATAGAACTAAATCTCACATAGTAAAAGCTTGTGAGGGAGGTAAAGAAAAGATTATTAGATTTGGCCAACAGGGTAAAAAAGTTAACTCTGTATCTGGAACAGCTGGTAAACCTAAAAAAGGTGAGTCATCTAAAATGAAAGCCAAAAGAAAAAGTTTTAAAGCAAGACACGCTAAAAATATAGCTAAAGGTAAAATGTCAGCTGCCTATTGGGCTGACAAAGTAAAATGGTAATTATGCAAACAGTTGGACTAGGAGATGTAGTAGAAAAATTCACTAAAGCTACAGGCATTAAAAAATTAGCGGATAAAATACCAGGAGGTTGCGGTTGTAAAGGCCGTAAAGAATTACTTAACGGAATTAGAGTTCCTAAAATAATATAAGATATGGCTTTTAAATTAAGACAACCAATAAAAATAGATCCTGTAGCAAGATATGAAGTTCCATTTACACCTGATAATATTCCTGATGGTAGTGGTTTAGTAGCAAGAGCTAATGATAATGGTAACATGATCGTTAATAAAAATATACCTAGAAACTCTAAGCTTAGAAAAATAGCAGAGTCTCATGAAGATAATCATTTAAGAGCAATGATGGACGGTAAGTTAGCTTATGATGATAAAGCTGTATACCACAATATGGATGGTAAAGGCATGAAAAGAACGCCTAGATCACAGTTTGACGAAAGTGATAGAAATTTAGCTTGGGAAAAGCCAGCTTACGAAGCGGGTGAAAAAATGGAAAAGGTAAATATGAAGCCAAAAAAAAATAAATTAAACAGATCTGGTAAAGTTGAAGCTGGTAATTTTGCATTTGCATTTAGAGAAATAGGTAAGCCAATGAGAAGTGCAGATACAGAAAAAGTTTCTATGAATGAAAAATTTGGTTCTGCTATGGTTAATATGTTTGGTAAAGGTCCTATGTTAAAAACTGGTCCTGGTGATCCACCTGTAAGTGATTCAGACACAGATCCAAGCGGAAATAAAACTTCCAACATTTTAAAAGACAAAGTTCAAAAAGATGCTAACGAAAAATTAAAAAATACAGACTATGAATCAGAAGTTTTACCTGATGGTAGTACTAGATATTTTAAAGATGTTGAAGTAACAGAATCAAAAGTAATACCAGGAAAAGCAGTTACTAAAAAAGCTGGAGGAGAGGAACAATATTTAGCTGGTTTCAAAAACAAAAAAGACAATGCTTTATATGAACAGTACAAAGGAACAGAGGGTGGACCAACAGGTGAGCCAGGAACTAAAGAGTATGCTAAGTGGAAATCAACATTTGCAGGTTTTGGAGATCAAACCGTAACAGAAACAGCTACTGCTAAAGACGAATATATTGAAAAGCCGACTGATGAAATTCCACCACCGACTACTAAAACTCCACCAACAAAAAAGAGAATAGGAGACGAAGGAACAGATTGTGGAAAAGGCATGAGATGGTCTTACTATAATCAAAAGTGTGTTGAGGATAAAGGAAAACCAAAAGTTAAGAACACCAAAAATAAAGTAAAAAAAGAAATGTTTAGCGTTTGTACTGGTAAAGGTAAATGTCCAACTTTTTAAAAACTAATGGAAAATAAAAAAACATTTAAAGAAACTAAAGTAGGAGCTTTTCTAGCTAGCAAAGCACCTAAGGTATTAAGTGCTATAGGAGATATACTTCCTAACCAAGGTACGCTTGGTGTGGTAAAAAATCTTATATCAAGTGATAATAAGATTAGCGCTGTTGATAAAGAACAGGCTATGAAGCTTATAGAACAAGATATAGCTGAAATGAAAGAAGTTTCTAGCAGGTGGAGAGCAGATATGAAGTCAGACTCTTGGCTTAGTAAAAACACTAGACCATTGGCTTTAGTATTTTTAACTGCTTCTGCAGTTTTTATGATGGCTGTAGATTCTTTTCACTTACAATTTCAAGTTGATGATGCTTGGATAAACTTATTAAAAACATTACTGGTAACAGTTTATGTAGCATACTTCGGAAGTCGTGGTGCTGAAAAAATAACAAAAATAAATAAATAAAAATGGCTGGATCAATAGAAATAGATATTGCTGGATTAGAAGGTAACATGGCAGCTGAGCCAAGACGATTTGCACACTCTGCTAATACTATAACAATAGCCAGTGGAACTGGTAAAAACGACGTAGCTCAAGATGTGCTACCTGCACCTGCAGCTGATGAAGTTGCTGTATTAAAAAGAGGAGCTTGCTTATATGTAGGCAGTACTGGTAATGTTAAAGTACTACTAGAAGGGGATAGCGCTGCTGTTAAATTTGTAGGCGTACCTGCTGGTACTTTTATGCCTATACTTGTTAAAAAGATATATGGTAAAGACGGCACTAGTGGAACTACTGCTGCAGATATAATAGCGTATTATTAATGATAACCCAAAGATTTAACACTCATGTTCCTTGGAGACTGAGTGGAAGAGCTAAAAATAATCATTTTTTTGGCTTTGCATTTTTATTAAATTATGTTTGCGATAACTTACCTGATCATGGTAAAGCTTTAGAAATAGGTAGTTATATGGGTGAGTCAACTCAAATGATAGCTTCTAGTGGTATATTTAGTGAAATACATAGTGTAGATCCATTTAAAGGCACTGAAGAGTTTAACAAAGAGTTTGGTTATACGTGGTCAAAAGTTAAATCAGAGTATAATAAAAACACAAGATACTTTGACAATATATATCATCATCAAGGTTATAGTTATGATGAAGTGCCTAAGTTCCCAAACGGCGAATTTGATTTTATATACATAGATGCAAGTCACAAGTATGAAGATGTAAAAAAAGATATTGAATTATGCCTACCAAAATTAAAATACAAAGGCATAATTGCTGGCCATGATTATAGTTGGTCAGACGTCAAAAAAGTAGTTGACGAAAAGTTTAACCCACAAGAAGTATTAGTATTTTTAGATTCTTCATGGGCATATATTAAAAATTAAATTAAATAAAATGAGTAATATAAAAGGCAGGCAAATTGGTAAAATTACTGCAGAAGAATTAAAGCTAATTCAAGATCAACAAAACAAAGTGAACAGTATCTTAGTTGAGATAGGATACCAAGAGTCAAGAAAACACGCTTTGTTACATGATTTAGCTGATACAAATGAAATTATTAATAGCACTAAAAAAGAGTTGCAAGATAAGTATGGACATATAGATATTGATCTTACTACTGGAGAGTGGAAAATACACGAAGATGTCAAAAGTAATAAGAAAGATTAGTATAGGTTCTGATTACAAAAATGACGCTATGCATTATTCTATAGGTCAAGAAGTATATGGAGGCCATACTATTAATGATATTTTATTTGAAGATACAGATCAATCATATAACATTTACATAAGTAAAAACAATGAAGTATTACCTTGGAAGAAATTTAACAGTAATATGGCAATATCTGTAGAGTACGATTTAAAATATTAATGAAAAGTTTATATAACTTTATTGTTAAACCTTACAAATCAAGGTATGACAATATAAGAAAGATAGGTGATAAAACACTTATCATTAATACCACAATAGAGAACCACCAATTCGTCAGTAAAGAAGCAGTTGTTGTTTCGGTACCAGCTGCTTTCGACTCACAAATAAAACCAGGTGATAAAGTTTACGTACATCATAATTTATTTAGAAGATGGTATGATCAAAAAGGCAATGAAAGAAATAGCTCATCATATTTTAAAGATGATTTATACTTTGCTTCAATAGATCAAATATATATGTATAATGACAAATGCCATTTAAATTATTGCTTTGTTAAACCTATCTTAAACACTAACACCTTAGATGTTATTAAAGAAGAACCTAATATTGGTATAGTAAAATATACTAATAGTTCCTTAGAATCAATAGGAATAACACCTGGAACACTTGTAACGTTTACGCCAAGCTCTGAATTTGAGTTTATAATAGGCGATGAACGTTTGTATTGTATGAAATCAAATGATATAGTTATAACTCATGAAAACGAAGGAGACAAGAAAGAACATAATCCAAGCTGGGCGAAAAGCAGTTGATGAGTTAGTTAAGGTTGCTAAAGAACCTATAGTAGATACAGGTGAAGATGTTTCAGCTGATAGATTAAAAAATGCAGCAGCTACTAAAAAGCTATGTATTATGGATGCATTTGAAATACTACAACGTATAGAAGAAGAAGAGGATATATTAAATGGAACTGTAAAAGAAGTTAAAGAACAAAAGTCTTTTAAAGGTTTTGCAGAAGGGAGAAGTAAATGAGTTACGAACAAACGCTTTGGAAAGAGATTAAGGACGTTATCAATCCTAAGATATTAGCTAAAAATAACAGATATAAAAAGTGGGAGTATGGTTATAATGTGGAGTATGATTTTGTAGTAATAAGTAAAACAGGTAAAATTGGATCAGTTATCGAAATACAAGGTCTCCGCATTGCTTTACCAACAGCAGATGAACCGTATAAACGAAGCAAAAAACAAGAGGAACAATATTGGGAAAAATTTGACTACCCAAAAGAAATTCAAAGAATAAAAAGTAGATTTGATTGGGAAGAATATCCTAATGAATTCAAAGAAAAGTGGTATGACTATATCGATAAAGAATTTAAGCGTAGAGAAGAAGGTTTTTATTTCTTCAACTGTGGCAGTCCTGTATATATTACTGGTACTCATTACATGTACTTGCAATGGTCAAAAATCGACATTGGAGCACCTGAATATAGAGAGTCAAACAGACTCTTCTTTATATTCTGGGAAGCTTGCAAAGCAGACAAAAGATGTTATGGTATGTGCTACCTCAAAAACAGACGATCTGGATTCTCTTTTATGGCAAGCGCAGAACTTGTCAACCAAGCTACAATATCTTCCGATGCTAGATTCGGCATACTTTCCAAGTCTGGTGCCGATGCCAAAAAAATGTTTACAGATAAAGTTGTCCCAATATCCGTTAATTATCCGTTTTTCTTCAAACCAATTCAAGACGGTATGGATCGGCCAAAAACTGAGTTGGCATATAGGGTTCCGGCATCCAAACTTACTAGAAGAAAGTTGGAAACTAATGAGCAACTCACAGAACTAGAAGGACTTGATACAACTATTGATTGGAAAAATACAGGTGATAACTCTTATGATGGTGAAAAGCTAAAATTATTAGCTCATGATGAAAGTGGTAAGTGGGAACGTCCTGATAATATATTAAATAACTGGAGAGTTACAAAAACTACATTACGTCTAGGATCAAGAGTTGTAGGTAAATGTATGATGGGCTCAACTTCAAATGCTTTAGATAAAGGTGGAGACAATTTCAAAAAACTATACTACAATTCAGACGTTGCTAAAAGAAATAAAAACGGACAAACAACTTCTGGACTCTATAGCTTGTTCATACCTATGGAGTGGAACTACGAAGGATTCATGGATACTTATGGACTACCTGTCTTCACATCTCCAAAAAATCCAATCAAAACAATTGATGGTTCAACTATTACGACAGGAGTTATCAAGCACTGGGAAAATGAAGTTGAAGGATTAAAACATGATCAAGACGCATTAAACGAATATTACAGACAATTTCCAAGAACTGAAAAACACGCTTTTAGAGACGAAACAAAAGATAGCTTATTTAATCTTACTAGAATATATCAACAAATAGATTATAACGAAGAAGCTAATCATATTATTTCTGTAACTACAGGCAGTTTTCAGTGGCTTAATGGTATTAAAGATACACAAGTAATGTTTTATCCAAATAAAAATGGTAGATTTAAAGTATCATGGGTACCACCAGTTGAATTACAAAATAAAGTATTATTAAAAAATGGAACAAAATATCCTGGTAACGAACACATTGGAGCTTTTGGCTGTGACAGTTACGACATTAGCGGTACTGTGGATGGTAAAGGTTCTAAAGGAGCATTACATGGACTAACTAAATTTAGTATGGAAGATGCTCCACCAAATCAATTTTTCTTAGAATATATAGCAAGACCTGATACTGCTGAAGTATTCTTTGAAGATGTTTTGATGGCTTTAGTTTTTTATGGTATGCCAATACTAGCTGAAAATAACAAACCAAGATTGTTGTATTATTTAAAGCGTAGAGGCTACAGAGGTTTTAGCATTAATAGACCTGACAAGTTATATAATAAGCTATCTCCAGCTGAAAGAGAAATAGGTGGAATACCTAACTCAAGTGAAGATATTAAACAAGCGCACGCTGCTGCTATAGAATTCTATATAGAAAACCATGTAGGTGCACTTGAAAATGGTTATGGAAATATGTATTTCCAAAGAACATTAGACGATTGGTCTAGATTTAACATAAATGCTAGAACAAAGTATGATGCATCTATTAGTTCTGGCTTAGCTATTATGGCTTGTAATAAAAATAAATATAGACCTGTACCATTAAGAACTAGAAAAGAAATTAACTTAGGAATAAGAAGATACAACAATGACGGATCTATGTCACAAATAATATAATGCATGAAGATAACGAATACTTATAGCTCTTTCCCAGATCAGGTAGTACCTGATGAGGTTAAATCAAGCAGAGATTATGGCAAGCAAGTTGCTCAAGCTATAGAAGGCGATTGGTTTAGCGGGACTAGATCTGGAGTTGAAAACAGATTTAACACTAATTACAATAATTTTAGAATGCGTAGGTTGTATGCTAGAGCAGAACAGCCAGTGCAAAAATATAAAGACGAGTTAGCTATAAATGGCGATTTAAGCTATTTAAACTTAGACTGGAAACCTGTTCCTATAATACCTAAGTTTGTAGATATAGTTGTAAATGGTATGGACGACAAGTTGTATGATATAAAAGCTTATGCACAAGATCCAGAATCAAGAAGAGTAAGATCTAAATATGCTCAAGACATATTGAGAGATATGCAAGCTAAAAAGTTTTTAACAGAAATACAAAATGTTCTTAAATTAAATATGTTTAACTCTGAGAATCCTGAAGAGTTACCAGAAAACAAAGACGAGTTAGATCTACACATGCAATTAAGCTACAAGCAAGCTAGTGAGATAGCAGCTGAAGAAGCTATAAATAATACTTTAGCATACAATAGATATGATTTAACTAAGAAAAGAGTTATTGAAGATTTAGTAGTATTAGGTATTGGAGCTTGTAAAACAAACTGGAATAAAGCTGAAGGAGTTACTGTTGAATATGTTGACCCATCACGTATGGTTCACTCATATAGTGAAGATCCTAATTTTGAAGACTTATGGTATGTGGGTGAAGTAAAGCCGTTATCTTTAGCTGAATGTAAAAAACAGTTTCCTGACTTAACAGATTCAGAACTAGAAAGACTAGAACAATATCAAGGAAATAGTAGCTTTTTATATAACTGGAACGGCAGAAGAGATGGTAATGCTATTTATATTTTATTCTTTGAATACAAAACATATAGCGAGCAAGTATACAAAATTAAAAAGACTGCAACAGGTTTAGAAAAGTCGTTGGAAAAGCCTGACACTTTTAATCCTGAGTCTAACGATAACTTTGATAGAGTTAGTAGATCAATAGAAGTATTATATAGTGGTGCCAAAGTTTTAGGATATGATATGATGCTAGAGTGGAAAGTTGCTGAGAATATGACTAGACCAAAGTCTAACTTAGTTAAAGTAAATATGAACTACAACATATGTGCACCTAAGTTATACCAAGGTAGAGTTGAAAGTTTAGTAAGTCGTATGATGGGATTTGCTGATATGATACAATTAACACACTTAAAAATACAACAAGTAATATCTAAAGTAATTCCAGATGGTGTGTATTTAGACGTAGACGGATTAGCAGAAGTAGATCTTGGTAATGGTACTAGTTATAATGCTAAAGAAGCTTTAAATATGTATTTTCAAACTGGTAGTATTTTAGGTAGATCAATGACTACAGAGGGCGATCCTAATCCAGGTAGAATACCAATACAAGAGTTAGTAAAAAGTGATGGCGGTAATAAAGTAAACTCTTTAATAAATACTTATCAATATTATTTACAAATGATAAGAGATGTAACAGGACTTAATGAAGCTAGAGATGGTAGTGTACCTAATTCTGATTCATTAGTAGGTTTACAAAAACTAGCAGCTGCTAATTCTAACACAGCTACTAAACATATATTAAACTCTTACTTATACTTAACAGTTAAAACTTGTGAAAATATTGTACTAAGAACTTCTGACAGTATAGAGTTTGCTTTAACTGAAGAAGCTTTAAAAAACAGTATATCAACTTGGAGTGTTGGTCAATTAGCAGATACATCTCAAATCCATATGGCAGATTTTGGTATATACTTTGATTTAATACCAGACGAAAGAGAAAAAGAACAATTAGAAGCTAATATACAAGCAGCACTATCTAGTGGTAGTATAAACTTAGAAGATGCTATAGATATTAGATCAATAAACAATCTTAAGTTAGCTAATCAAATGATTAAGCTAAAACGTAAGAAAGCAGCTGAAGCAGCGCAAGCAGCACAACAAGCTAATATACAAGCTCAAGCTCAAGCTAATGCACAGGCAAGTGAAGCTGCTGCGTTAGCAGAAGTACAAAAACAACAAGCAATACTAGACACCAAGCTTAAGTTTGAAAAAGGTAAATCTGGTTATGAAATAGAGCGTATGCAAGTTGAGTCACAAATTAAGCGTGAGTTAATGGAGTTAGAGTTTAATTACAATATGCAATTAGGCGAACAAAAAGTTATAAAAGAATCACAGCGAGAAGCTGACATAGAAGAAAGAAAAGATAAAAGAGCTAGAATAGTAGGTACTCAACAGAGTGCAATGATAGATCAAAAGAAAAACGATTTATTACCAATAGATTTTGAAACCCAAAATGAAGGTGGTTTAGAAATTTAAACATTTATTAATTTATATTATATTATATTATGGCAACAAAAGAGAAAGTAGACCTGCCTGTAAACGAAGAAAAGGAAGGTTTAAAAATAAAGAAAAAGCCTGGTAGACCTAGAAAAATGGTAGAGAAACCAGCAGTAACAAAAGTTGAACTAAACAAAAAAGAAGAGGATGCCGTTCAAGAGTCAAGCACAGGAATCGTGGATGCGAATAAACAAACCGAAAATGTGGAAAAAGTGGAGGAGAGAGCATCCGAACCAAAACTTGAAGAGTCTACGCAAGAGAGTAAAGAAGAAGTAGTAATAGAAGAAACTGTAAAAGAAGAAGCTAAAGAACTACAGAAAGAAGCTCAAGAAGCTATACGAGACGAAAAGGTATCAGGTGTACAATTACCAGATAACATAGAAAAATTAGTAAACTTTATGTCTGAAACAGGAGGAACTGTAGAAGACTATGTTACTTTAAATAAAGATTATAGCAAGTATGACGATAAATTACTTGTAAGAGAATATTATAAAAAGACTAGACCGCATCTTACAGATGATGAAGTTTCTTTCGTTATGGAAGATAACTTTTCTTATGATGAAGAAGCGGACGAAGAAAGATTTGTACGTAAGCAAAAGCTTGCATACAAAGAAGAAGTTGCGAAAGCCAAGAACTTTTTAGAGCAAATGAAAAGTAAATATTATGATGAAATCAAGTTGAGGCCATCTGTTACTAATGAGCAGAAAAAAGCTATGGACTTTTTCCAACGATACAATAAAGAACAAGAAACACTAACCCAAGCTAGGAGTGAGTTTTTAAATAAAACTAAAACTTTTTTTACTAATGATTTTGAAGGTTTCAATTTTGAAGTTGGCGAAAAAAGATTTAAGTATAAAATAAATAACCCATCCGCTATGGTAGACACTCAAGGCGATGTAGGCAAGATTATTAGTAAATATACTGATGAAACTGGAAACATTGTAGATTTGAATGGTTATCATAAAGCATTATACGCGGCGAGAAATGTTGATAAATTAGCAGAACATTTTTATGAGCAAGGCAAAGCCGATGCTACTAGAGATATTGTTGCTAAATCTAAAAACATTAATCAAGATCCAAAACCTTTAGATGGTGGTGAAACATTACCTAATGGTTGGAAGAT